AAGGCGTCCCCCCACGCCAAAGGCGTGGGGGGCTTGCCTAGTTTCGGCTCCGCCGAAACTAGGACGTCCCATTAATGTCGTGGGAGCAGGTGCTGTTACTTCGGCGCCTGATATATCCGCAATCGGCGGAACAGTCGTGGATACATCAGCAATAGCCGGCTTTACTGGCTCTGACGGACTAACAAGTGGTGACGGGGGAATTACGGGCAATGGAGATGATGCACGCTTCACTCGTCTTGTCTTTACACGAAACATTTCCTATTATTATATTTAATGCGCCAAAGGTTTAGACTCCTTACAAGTTCTTATATTTGTGAGGCGCTCAAAGCGGTATAGTTCGCATAGAAGAACATTACCAATGATAGAATGGACGGCGACTCAGCAGAATCCCGATGGGATGCTTACGAACGGTCAAAGCGGTACGGCTATCCTGGTCTTCGCGACCCTACACTTCTACCGCCAAGTTGTCCCGTAGTACGAGTACGTAGAGAGTATAATGCACGCGATGCGATTAATAGCCGTGCTTGGGACTTCTTCCACGCGACTCCACCCACACAGGTATCATCCCATAATCTTGAGCGTAGCCCTCCGGCATATATGGATATGAATCCGATTGCATCCCGTACAAATACGGTTCAGTACCGTAACCAACCGGAATATATACCGAATCCTGAGCGTGGTCCGGCAACAGCGGATTCTTTAGGTGTAGCACCGCCACCAGGTCCTATTACCCCTCCAGCGAAAGAGATGTCTAGAAATCCGTATATGCAGCGTTTGGATGCGGAAGGTGAGGGGTCGCGTAATATTGTACGTGAAATGAAGGCGGCGGTCTACGAGGATAACCGAGAGCTTGCCACCGATACGGACCGGTCCCTTACACAGCGGCAGTTCCAAGACCGTTGGCTACCACCGAAAGCGGCAGCCGATATTCAGTCACTACAAGCGTATGAGCTACTGAGACCGAAACAGGATGATTGGCGACACAAATAAACATAGTACATTCTAAGAAGGATGTCATCGCCGAAATCTCCATCAAAAGCACTTGCGGAAGCACTTGCTACAGATCCTATTTACCAGGCAATGTTAAAGGGCAACGCAAAATGGGGAAATATTGTAGAAGCCAATAAACGTAATAAGACGCGTAATAATAAATCTCGCCCGTCCTCACCGAAAAACAATACAAGAAAAAACTCCAAGGACGTTGC